CGATCTGTGTCAATACAAACAATGAGGTAGTCACCTAGGCTACGGGCAGTATTTAACATGGCAATATGCCCAGGATGGAGAATATCAAATGTACCGTTAACGATTACTGTTGTCACGTTGACTGTCTCCAGGTAGTACACGATAATTGTCTTCTACGCTATCAGGTGTTGATACCTCAATGATAGTTCCTGCTTCTATACAAGTAACACGATGAGGAACCAACGGATCGTTATGATGGATCATTCCTTGGGTAACAATTTTTTTATAGATACTGGCATTATTAGTATCAATGATTTCGATTTCAAATTTGCCACTCTGTACATACCAAGTTTCTATTTTTTCACGATGGAAGTGCATGCTAAACTTTCCACCTGTTTCAAAATTAAGAAATTTGCTACAGTATTTGTCGTTAGTGATCCAGATGAATTCTGAACCCCATCCTTTGTTTACTAGTCCTTTTAATTGTGTCATTCTATTCCTGCTTCTTTACATACTTCTTTGACCAACGCAACATCTGCTGGATTTTCTCGAATTTTTTTGGCCCAAAAAGCAATGTCTAATGTTTGATTAACAAGGTCTAATTGCTCGTCATTAAACTTCTTTAACAGCTCTACTCCACTGGGGCAATTCATGATCATCCAAGGACTTATTTTTCCATCCCTGACGTTGTGTACTGCTCTATTAATGTTTACATACCTGAAATAATGGGTAAAATCTGAATTATTTTCCTCAGCCCACTCCATCATATATTGTAGGCTACGTTGTAATGCACTTTCAACTGGTTCTACTTTAACCAGGTCTGACAGATACTTGTCATACAGTTCATCACGGCACCAGTGGTCCAATTTGACTCCGCTTTTTATCACAAAATCTATGAATTTTTCTGGATAAAGTGGTTCAACATTATTGATAAAACTGCCGAACTTGACAAAGGCATTATAGTACGCACCTTTACAAAAATCACTGTATGATTTCTGCTTCTTGGCGTTTTGCGTTAGTTGATAAAATCTGTTGTAGGCGAAAAATCCCATTTGAACACGTTTCTCATCCTTCTGTAGGACCCGCCTTTTTTGCTCACACATGTGGGCAACAAGGGTTTTTTCTTTCATAAACCCTTTGTTACAATGAACACATTTAAATGGCTGATCCACTAGGTTAATCACTCGTATTCTTTCCGTTGTTTTTTATCAAAGCCCATCTTATCAAATAATTCTTCTTTGTCTTTTTTATCCATTAAACTGGCCAGTAGCTTAATTTCGTCCATCTTCATCGTTGGATGTAATTCTTCTAACAGCTTTTCTATTTTGTTTGCTTTTTCTTTACCCGGTGCTTTGAGGTACTGATATTTGAGATTAAAACCTGTACCACAACTGGCAAAGAGTTGCCATAGTAATTCCTTATGGCCTTTGCTCAACGTCCAGTGATTCATGTTAACGAGAGTGTTAAGACGTTCAACTGTCCATTCGTAAGTTTCGTCATCAGTTTGCGGATTGCTTATGTACCTCATCAATATATAAGGACTAAATGCTTTCTTTTCTTCTTCTGTAAGATTTTTATAGAAATCGTGATTCCTAGAATTTATAGCAGAGAGTTCTCTTCCGATGTCAAGTTTTGCGGCCATTATACTGGGTGCCAATCTAAAGGTTTTTTATCAGGATGGGTTAGGTAATATAATATTTTAGCACGATCTAGCGCATCTTGCAAGTTCTTATCTGTCCGGGCGGCAATCCTAATTTCATGCCACAGTTGGCTTTCTGCCGGTGTACTTTGGTAATTGCGATAGTCTAACGGATCTCGTTCGTAGCTATATCCCACAAGTTTCCTTTCTACTTTGCCCGACTCTCTAGCATAGACAGTTTTTCCACCATCTGGACTTTCATATACTAGTGTTGCTCCGGGTGTAAGGCTTCCCATTGTTACCAACACCTACCATAATCAACTAGCTCGCTTTGTCTACTAACTTCTTTGACAAAGTACGCACACGGCGGTTTTGGCTCATTGTTTAGCGGAGTACATAGTAACTGTCCCGGTTTCATTTTGGGAAAATACCATTTGACATCTTGATATACATCGATGATATCGATGTCATAAAATTCTGGTCTAAAACTACTTAGAGGATTAAAAATAAAAGTTCTAAATCCTCTATCATTTAAGCTGGTCAACGGAATGATTTCCATATCGGGACCTTCTGGGTCTCCTACTATAGTACACCAATCAAGTGGCATATTAACAGTGTAAGGACCTACTTTCAGTACTGCTGCCGGCGCTGTAAAACTTTCTAAAAATATTAGAGGAATATAAAAATAATCGGGATTCTGTGGGTCGCTATTGTCCATGACACTGAATCTCAGATCCTCGTCAACCTCATCGGGGAGGTCGTTTAGATGATATATTTTATTATCGAGGGTGAGAATTTGCATTAATATTTTACCTTTTCAATTGTGAACGGATACTTGGCTTCTTTATAAAACTTCTTACGTTCAGTAAGATGCCTCTTCGCATACTTTGTAGATGCCGTGATGTCCCAGATCTGTACGAAGTCCTTGTCGTCTGCTTTTCTAATGCCTCGCCCAATGCTTTGTATAACCCTTGTAAAGCTCTTTCCGGATTCCACCATAACCAGATTAAAAATCCTAGGGATATTAATACCAACAGCGGCCACACCATAAGTCGCCACAATAATCTTTTTACTAGCAGTTGCCACTTCATCGTATTCTTCTTTTCTGTCTTTGGTCTTGACTTCGCCTGAGATAAAAACACTATCAGGTATGCTATCTACTATTATACGTCCTGTTTCAATTCTGTCAACCAATACTAAAGTATTTCCGCTTTCTGCTATCCCTGCTATAAGTTTACTCATCCATTCTACTCTATCAGCATCTGTTACCAAATATTTTAATTCAGCAGGGTAGCTTTCAAATTCTTTCCATTCTGCAGTTTGAATGATGTTTACGTGACAGGTGCTCAATACACCTGCTTCTTGTAGTGTATGTGCCTTAACTGTGTGTACTACTTCGCCCAACGCACACTTGATATTTTGAAAGTCGATATCTTCTTTTGGTACTGTACCAGTCAATCCCCAACGAATAGGAGAGTTGGCAAGGTTGTTGGTTAACAATTTTTTAAGTACTTCTGCCTTGGCCATATGAACTTCGTCGACCATTACAGTTTGAACATTATCTAACAATTCTGCCAATGTAAGTAACTCGCTATCTGTAGTATCTTTGGATCGTTTATCTAATATGTTAAGCGATTGCCAAGTACAAATAGTATGCGTCTTATCTAAGTTTTTACGGTCACCGTAGTACACTCCGACATCTAATCCGACATTAATAAAATCTTCTTCTGTCTGTTCAACTAGACTTTTGTTCGGAACGATGGTTACAGTACGACCATATTTTTCACAGATTTTTGCCAGTGTTGCTGTAGTAATTGTCTTACCAAAGCCTGTGGCAATTTCTTGGATACATTGTGGATTTTCTAAGAACTTATTGATGACTTCAACTTGGTCGCCACGTAGTCTGATAGGATGTCCGGCAAATCGATGTCCCACTGGCCATGTTTGATCACCCCAGAAATCTTCAGCCACTTGACTGAAGTTTAAGGCCATAGGAGTTCGACAATCTTCTAGTACTGGATCGTAGCCTTGCCTTACTAATTCTTCAATTACCTCTGGCAACATACTCATATAAGTTGTGCCACCTAGGCCAAAGAAACTTGTACAGCCATCCCACCTTCCTAATTTGTAAGCGGGCAGATACCTAGCTTTTTGATCAAAATATTTGAATTTTTTAACCAAAGATTTACGTGTGTCGAGATCTAAGTTTTCTATCTTAACATTCACTTCATCTTTAATAATAATTTTACAATAGGCCAAGTTGGTATCCTGTCTTTTTCTTATCCGTATATTTTATAACATCCATCTTATCTTGAAGGTAATTAGACAGGCTATAATGTACACCTGATAATTGCCCCAAGTTAATAATAAATTTAAACTCAATGCCACTTTTAAGCAATGGCTTTGGAAGTTTTTGACTTATGAAAACAACCTTGGTATTTTCATCGATCGGCGAATTTAAGTTGTAGGTCTTAACTAAATCGTTAAACATGCTACCAGAATCGTTGGGCAGTCTAAACAGTACAGACATCTCTTTTTCATTGATATTTTGGGTTTTTAACCATAGCACCCAAGATTTTAAAGTGAAGAATTCATCGTGACCTGGAACAACAATCAACGCAGGAAGATTGTGTGTAAATAGGTCTTTAAACTGATCAATGCTTTCTTCACTGGCGTCAAATTCTAACGAATGCGGTGTCGTTTCGTTTAAAAATTCGGTAAAAATCTTCGAATTTTGTCTCGTTTCTAACGATTTTGACACAGTTTCGTCCCATACAGATATTCCGTAATACTTGGCCACCAGTAATGCTTTTACAAGGTCGTTTGTATTCGGTTGTGGAACTGATCGGTGTGTGTTGGCGAATTTGTACTGGCCTTCTTCTTCGACCAACATGGGCAAAAAATCCTCAATTTTTTCCAAAATTGTGGTAATTTTGCTCAGTGCCGAGTTGAAGTCTTCATCAACTGAAAACCCAAGGCCCACTAGGTTTTGATTCAACCATAGCACATTATTTTCTTCCAACTCAAAGACCCATGCCTTCTTATCCATGTTCCAGTTGACATTCTTAACTTCGGAAATTTCACGAAATTTCTTGATTTTTCCCACCAATTCTTCGTTGTAGGGAAATTTCACAAATATTTGCTTTTCCTCAATTTTAATTGATTTTTCAGTGGGCGCAGGTTCAATCAACGCAAATTTAAACTCTGGGTTGTTGAGTGAATTTTCAACATCAGGTCCAAGTATGGTAGTTAGTTGTGCCCTATATTTCTTACATAGGCGTAAAACTAGGTTTCTTTGCTTTTCGGAATGCCCCTTGCCCATCATGGGGTTCATGGCAAGACTTGCTACCACGTTTGTGTCTATTGAGGCTAGACTTATTTGAAAACCATTTAAATGGTCAAGGAGATCTTCAATGTAATGTTTCATGTTAGAGCGTTACATCTTCCATACCAGCGGTACGGAGTTTAATAATATTACTGAGTTGCCATTGTTTGATATCAAGACCCTTGATGACACCTAACCATTGATTGCGTAGCAGAGCAAATTCGTTAATAATTTTTTCCATATCAACAACGTCGGCCTCACCTTCTACATATTTTTCAACATCTCGGCTACTTAGAGCACGTTGATAGTTTTCTAAATATTTCTTGAAAGTTTTTGACTTCAATCGTCGAAGTTCAATGTTTAGATACTCAAGGATACCTTCAATTTCTTGAAGTTGATTGAACCGCTGTGCTACTATACCCGGAAGTATGGCGGAGGCCTTCTCAATGTTTCCAAAGATCTTGACCTCTCGCGTTGCTTCTTCTAATTCGGAATAATAGTGATTGATACAGCTTGGCAAGTGAGCAATGTCAGTGCTGACTTTGCTGTACCAGTTCATTAATAATCCTCGTCTTCTTCGAAGTCAGTAGGTTCTTCCTCGTCTTCCCATCCAGACTCTTCATCCACTACCGATTTGATAGCAATGTCAAGATGAGGGTCGTATCCCATAAATGATTCAAGCGCCGAAACTTCAACATCTTTACCTATCAGGTAATCAACGTATTGATGTGCCGCAGTTTCTTTGTTTTTTTCAGGGATATATTCACGGAATGTGTCCCAAATTTCTACAATTAAACTTTCGTCCATTATGCCTCCTCGGTTTCTTCAGTAAGAGCAGATGAAGCGGGTATTGATGCTTCATTCCACTCGTCGATAATGACTTTTAATTTATCTTCTGTCCAATTTTTTCTAAACTCAGACATGACTTCACCAGTTGTGCTACTCGTATATTGTAACTTATTTCCGCTCTTTGTCAAAATACCTTTTCCTTCAAAAAGCTCAACTAGTCCACTAGCTGGGCTCATTCCTGTCAAATAAGGAATTTCAACTTGTACCGATTCAAATGGTTTAGAATAACGAGTTTTCATAATCTTACAGGCTGCACGGATACCGTTAACAGTCGTAGTCTTATTACCATCAGCGTCAGTTTTCAATTTCAATTTCTTCATAGCAACTACGATAGAACTTGCGTAAACAAACCCTTGTCCACCGCTGATCTTGTCATCTGGATCAAACATGTCCTGTGACGCATAAGTGTGATTAGTACAAACTAATCCAACATTATAACTACCAAACATGTTTACGCAGTTACGAACAAGTGAAGTGAGTGCTTTAGGTTTACGACCCATGTCACCTTTCATTTCGCCTGCTTCAAACTGATTAACATCAGTAGGAGTCAATAACATACCTAGTGAATCAATAACAAACAATATTTTAGGACGCTCTTCAGAAGGCATCGCTTTATATTCTTTCATAAATTCACTAATGGTTTTTGCCACATCGTCAATCATAGCCATGTTGAGTTTTAACAACTTTTGATCGCTAGTATCAACGCCCAATGCGTGTAACCATGCTTCGTCTAGAGCATTTTCGCTATCAACTAGGATAACATAAATGCCTTGTTCCTGTGCGTGACGGATAATATTACCTGAACAGATATAACTCTTTCCTGCGCCACTTTCTCCAGCAAATACTGTAACTTTGCCAAGG